TGCGCGGGAAGGTTTCCACTGTACCACCAGAAACAGTCTCCGTCAGGTCAGTGAGTACACCAGAGACAGCCTGTTGCGTAGCTGTCCCGCCCCAATGCGATTCACCCCATACGAAGAACCCCCACTCCGGTGCTTCCGTCCCTTGCTTGTACCAGTGTGGGTCACTCACTTGGAAGCTAAACTTCGCCTCCATCATGATGCCTGTATGTGCATTTTCGCTGTGATTTGTTGTCAGGTTATTCAACCGAGCCGAACACCAACGCTCCTCTTCGGTCTCGTCAGCAGGTTGCATGTACAACCGCCCTTTCTTTTGGCGTGATGCCGAACGCAAGGTGTCCAACCAGCTCACCATGGCAGATGCTGGCGTGGCTTTATGTTTAAGCGTTCCTTGCACATTCCCGATTTCGCCGGGAGCAGGGTCTACCCCATATTCGTCATATCCTCCGTGCGCACCCGGCAACCGAACCGTTCGTGGCACAACATCACCGAAGTTATCTCGCCAGTCCTGAACGTATTGCAAATCATATTCGACATTCCCATTGTCAGTTGGCACAACAAATCGGGTTATGCGATAAATTCCTGTCATCAGTTCCCCCGACCTTTCCAGCGGTCCATCAGCTCGTCCATGACACCTCGTCCCGCAGCACGTCCCTCTTCATATGAGTTCGCCTTCACAACAATATCGCCGTGAACTTGCATGCCACCACCGCCAGCCCCAGCCAGCACTTGGTCGAAGTTCGGAATAAACGTGCCATTTGTGTTTGGAATAAATACCTCTGGTTGTGCCCCTGTACCAATTAGATATGGATTGCCAGCCAAACCGGGGCCGCCGTTATCACGTAGACCAAATTCTGATGCAATTGCTCCTATAAAATCTACTTGTGCTAAATCTTCCGGCGATGCACTCAAGATTGTCCCAGCATTTGCCCCTATATCTCCTAGCATATTTAAAGCATTGCCAACCGTATCAATAATATCCTCAAGTACATCTAAGACGGGTAACAGAACATTTATACGAATAAAATCAAATATTTCTTTCAGCTTAGTTTTAAACGTCTCCAAGTGGGGTTTAACAAATATCCAGAACCCAACTAGAAAATCCCGAATACCTTCTAATGCGGTAGTAAATGGCCCTTCGATAAACTCTTTAATTTTGGGCAAGCCAGTCGTCATAAACCAATTGTACAAGTCTGTTAGCGCAGGCTTAATCGCTTCCCAAATACCTTTGAGAATATCAACAAATGCTTGAACAGCAGGCATAATCCCAAATTCAATAAAGTCTTTTATTAGTGGCAACCCTGTAGACATAAACCAATTAAAAAGGAATGTGAGGAAAGGAGAAACATCTGTCCAAATCTTTTTGAGTCCATCAATAAAACTTTGGATGGCTGGTTTTACAGTAAAATTGATAAAGTCGATTACACCGGGCAACACATCTGTCGTAAACCAGTTAGCAAGATTTTGTAGACCCGGTAGAACTACCGTATTGATGAAAGTGATAGCGTCATTAAATCCCTGTTCCAACCCATCAATAAATGAAGAGTCACCAAATACTGCTCGCAGACCACCAAATACTGTGCCTCCATTATTCAGTGCTTCAAAGAATCGAGTTACTCCGGCGACAGCATCACGGAATACCTGACCCAAATCAACACCCAAAGCTTGCAGTGCCGTCATTACAATGCCAATCGGGTTGGTCAGCGATAGCAAAATCCGACCAATGTTAAAGAGTTGCTCCATATCAACATTGGCGAACAGATTATCCAAGAATGTTCCAATTTCTTCAAACAACGGGCGTAGGGTTTCTACAATACCACTAATTGTATTGCTGATACTTGTAAAAATACCGACGAGGAAATCAACTACTTGAATTGCTGTATCACGCGACATGCCAAATGCAACCAGAACACCTTCAAGTGAACTTTGTTGCGTTTCACCTGTTGCGCCTGTGCCAAAAATACCTGCAATAGCTTCTGCTAAACCAAAGTGCTCAAGGTCCGCCATAAAGAAATGTATAGCATTTCGTATCTGGCTTATACCATCTATCAATCGGTTTAGCACAGGTTGAACATAGACTTTAATCTTGTCCCAATTACGAATCATAATCGTCGCAAGACCCGCAACCCCTGCCGCAACCAAACCGATAGGTGAAGCTAATGCACTAATCAGGATGCCGATAAGCGAGACAATTTTCCCTGCCCCCCACAATGCAGAGGCAAAAACTACAACCCCACTAGCAACGCTAGCAATAGTTTTGGTTAACTCGGGATTTTCACGTGCCCATGCTGTGATTCCATTAACAACATCAATAATCTGTTTTAAAAACGGAGTTAGAATACCTTCCATAAATGGAGTCAAACCCTCGATCATTAGGGTTTGGATAGAGCCTAATAAACTATTGACTGTCTGATTAAATCCTTTCATTCGTTGGGCTGCAATATCTGTTGCACTTTGTTGTTTTTTCATTGTTTCTTGCATGTCTACAATGCCATCTGACATGCGTAATGCGTTGAAGGTGGCTTCACCTTCTGCGCCAGCAAGGGCTTGAATCAAGCGAGTCTGGTCTTCCATAGTCCGCGAATCAAGTGCGTTACTTAATTCTTTCATTACCGTATCGAGATTGCGGGTATTTCCACTTGCATCGTATAACGATACACCTAACTCTTTCCAAGCTTCTTGTGTTGCAGGAACTTGTCGGTTCATATTACGAAGCATTGAGCCAAGACCATTGCCTGCTTTTGTACCGCGAATCGCATTTTTACTAAGAATTGCCATAATTGCGGCAAGCTCATTGGTCTTGATACCAAAGTTATTTGCTGAGCCAGCTGCTTCAAGCATTGAGTTTCCAATTTCAATCATGCCACTCGGAGATGACCCTGCGGCACGGGCAAGTTCGTCAACGACTCTGGCACTATCTTTAGCTTCAAGTCGGAAGGCAGAGAGGATATTAGTAACCGTATCGGCAGTTTGACCAAGATCAGATCCTGATGCTTGCGCCGCATCTAAAACACTAGGAAGTATATCTTTAGCATCTTTAGCAGATAGACCAGCTGTTAACATTTGAAGAAACGCATCTGAAGCCTGTTGGGCACTAAATGTAGTATCAGCTCCCATCTTTAAAGCTTGTTGACGGATTTTTTCAAGTTCTTCGCCAGCAAGTCCTGTTCGTGCGGCGATTTCATTCATGGATTCTTGGAAATTACCTGCTGTTCGCAAACCAGCTAAGCCCACGGCAGTGATCGGTGCCATCCACTGATTGATAGCTCCGCCGATACTACTCATACTATTACCGATACCTTGCAGGGAATTACCAATACCGCGAACCCCATTTTGGACATCGCGTTGTGCTTGTTGCATGGCTTCGGCAACATTTGTAGAAATGACTACCTTGCCATGCGCGTTGCCGAGGTTAAACCCCTGCTGTTGAGAGTTAAATACCATCAGACCATTTGTTCTGTCACACTACAAAAAAATTAGAAGTCAATGACATCTTCGTCGGATGCCTCCAACAACGCTGTGATGGAGACTGCTCGTGTTTGTTTATTAAATATTTGCTCAATCGTATGTTTGGGCTTGCCCTTCTTGTCTCGCTCATTGAGCTTGCCATCCACCCATCGACCAAAATATAAAACAGACTCATCAAACTGATATGCAAGCCAGCGGTTCTTGATATTAAGAATCTGGCTCGGACTCCGATGGAATGTTGTCGCTTGGTTGTACAGCGACCACACTGCCTTCTTGTTGTTCAAGAAATTTAGTAGCATTCTCGAACTGCGCTCGCCCTCCCATGCAGTAAGCGATAAGCAACGATTTATCATTAAACGGAATCATGCTGGACAAAATCCCCTTGCCTTCCTGCACTTCTTCCATCGTGTCAACAATAGGAGGATTTGCAAAACAAGCGCGAGCCAATTTGTCTAACAGCTCTCTAAAGCGTTTAAAATCGTCGCCTTCCATTTGTACATTCTGGGTTTGCGTGGGTGTGATGTCGCCTTGAATCATGGATAGCAACACATTCGGTATTTGCCCATCACCCATCAAGATGTCCATCACATCGACCTTCCGTAGCCCGACATTCTTTTGAGCATACGGAAGATGTACAATCTCATATTCCTCAACCCATGCTGAAATCGGCGTAATTTCAAGTGGTTTGTGTGTTTTGTTAGTCATTAGTCGAACATCCCATCGAAGAAGGTATCAAACCCGCTTGCATCGGATGGAATCGCCGCTGCGGTTTCGTATTTCTTGTACCGCGAGACCTTGCGAATTGTTGTTGATGGCGAGAACATATTAATGCTGACTTCTGCAACCCGGAATGTGTTCTGTTCGACATTGAACCCCGGCACAGTTTCTAGCATACACTTTGGAAATCCTGCGATTACATTTGCCCCTGATGGTGAGGCAAACGCCGCGATAATGCCAAAGTATGGCAACCCTGAACCGCCGACTTGAACATCAACTGTTTTGACTCGGTCTGGAGCGCTATCGCTCTCTGACGAACTATTGGATGTCATAATGGCGAAGCTTGCCAAGTCCATCGAAGCCTGCACCAGCGTTCCGGTCGCTTTAATCGGAATCGCCAACGACTCGACGATTAATCCATATGATTTAATCTCGTCAGTGTCGGACTCAAATTCCCAGCTCAGTTGCTGACCATAGTCAATCAGAGCGGGTGTCCCATAGCTATTATCACTACCCAGTGCCGCTACATACATAGCAGTGATATTCTGAATTACATCACCATATTCAGGCATGGTGGTCTCCTTTAACTTCTAATCTGCGTGTTCATAAAACGGATAAATTTAAACGGAATATTGCCGTGTTCTTCGGCGTTACCTTCACCGCTGATATGCCCCATGATGAGGAACACCAGACTGCGGTCGTCTGCATCAATGTATTTGTTATGCAACAGCACCTTCATCCGCGAGATAGCCGATTCAATGGTGACATAGCCGATATTGTCATACACATAAATCTCGATGCTCTGCAACTCTCCACCGATAAGATACGGTCCTTTCGGGTCAATCGACTTAAACCGCACAATCGCAAAGGGATTGACTTGCACCCCATTGGCTTTGCGTGGAATCTCATCAGACCCACCGCCATTGGAGCTAAAATCCTCAGCATTGTGAATACCACCTGTCAGCAACGCAGATAACGTCGCATCATCAGACAGCAGAGTAACTAGAGTCTCGTTCAGGTTTGCCATCAGCCAAATATCCCTTGCAACATTTTCCCAACAGCATCAAGATGGGCTTGGATGGTATCCCACACAATTCCCAGTTCACCGCCCTTCATGGTCTCCAAAGCCACTCCATATTCCATACCATGAGACAAGAATAGCATCACAGTGTCAGATGCAAGATTTTTTACATCTGGATATTCCACACTGCCGGGTACATTGGGTTTTGATGGAGCTTCACCGTCAATGTATGCGGCTAGAGTTTGTCTAGCATTGCTTGAACGGTCATTCCATCTTGCGTTCTCTTTGGCATATCGCTCAAAGACGGCTTGAAAATACCGAGCAACTTGTTCAATAGCAAACTCCACCTTATTGGTGTATTCCTGCATCCGCTTGAACATGCTGTCTGTACCTGACCACTGCACGTTTGTCACGATAACACCTCACATGTTGCCTGCACTTCACCGGGGACAAGAATCACTTGCACAACACGATAAATCTGCCCATTCACGGCAAATCTATCACCTCGCTGGATGTTTGTATCAGCCACCATCGGATGATTCTTTACACCAAACACAATTGCGTCTCGACGTGCGGACATGCCACCGCCTTCCCCTTTGCGCTCAGAGTCCATTGAATTATCAAATTCAATCCGAACCGTCTGTGTATCCAGCTCAGTCTCATCTTTTTGGATGATAGTAATGCTTGTCGGGTTACGATTAATCCGATTCCACGCATCCACTGCGCGACTTGTTGCACTAATCGGTTCATTACCCTGTCCTAGCCATGCGTCGAAGTTAGCCATCACCAACCCCAATCATTTGGCAAGCTTTTCCGACGATACGAATCACCCGGCTTCCGCTTATTGCGTGGGGGGCGTTGATTGAGACCAACAATCTTTGCCGATACCTGACTTTGGTTCGATAGTCCACGATAATACGTTGCCATCTTGCCCAGATTGCTAAAAATCTGAGACCGTTTTTCGCTGGATTCATTCTGCGTATAATCAGTAAACTTGACCGCATTTGCCATCAATTCTTCATAGCAAATCGCAATCGCCTCATTCAGGTCGCTGCCTGCTTCGGTATAGATGGCATTCAATTCTTCTTCTGTCCAAACCGTACCAGCAGAATCCCCTACTTTCCGTCGAAGGCTAGCTAGTTGTGTTTCGGTTAACGTTGCCATCAGCTATACTCCTCGATTAATGCCTTGATTTGCTGTGCAGAGTGTCGCCATGTTTGATGTTCTCGTAGCCACTCGCTTGATGCACGACCTAACATGGATGCTTGGAACTTATTCTCATAGCACCAGCGCATATGCTTGGCAATTTCTGCCACATTCGACACTGCCCAACACCCATCCTTCGTTTTCAGATGCGACGGTCGAAGCGTATACTCCTGTAACGGAATCGCCCACTTGTCGATGCCCACTGACAACCCTGACCAGTCAGTCGCAATCACAGGCAAGCCCATCATCGCAGCTTCTCGCGGAGGCATGCCCCACCCTTCCCCATAAGACGGGAAGACAAAGCAATCTGCTGTCCGATACACGTCTGCCATGTTGTCAACATCTGCTTGCCAAACTTTTATCCGGTCATCAGCAAATATCGCGTACTGCACCGCTGACCAGCTATCCTCACGAATCTTGATAAGCAATCGCACATCGTCATCGGTATCGCCAAATGCCTCGAAGAACGCCATCCAGACTTGTTCAACCCCTTTACGCACACCTCTGTCGCCAAGACAGACAAATGTATAGGGTCGCTCTGGACGTTCCTTAATCAATGGGAATTCATCTGGGTCAGTGCCACCATGCACCACATGAATCGGCACACAGACACCGGCTTTTGCAAAGGTCTCAGCATTATGCTCACACAACACAATCAGCCGTTCACACTCGTCGTTGATGATGTTCGCCCATCCTTGCGGAATAGACGTATCCTCATACATCGTGAACGCCCACTGCCGTTTGATACCAGTCGGATACAATTGCGGTTGCGTCAAACTGATTGTCAGCTTATTTTTATCGAATGAATCAGCACCTAACTGAGTTGGCACAACATCCATACCAAGCGCAGATAACTCACGCACAAAGTACGCATTCATCCGCCCATACCCGGTATATTTATCGAACTTGCCAACCCAGTTAACTTTCATCGTTTGCTACCTAGCTGATCGTCGGATTCTCGTAAGTTGCACCACCAGAAGCAATCTGATATGCCACACCATTCAAGCGGTTGTTGACATTGACACCATGTTCAGCATCAAATTTCAGATAATCCAGACGCGGGGTAAGACTACGGTCAACTTGTGGTATGACCAACATCCCGAAACCACCGCCATGGGGGCCAACATTGGGGTTATACCGAATAGCGAGTGGGTTACGGCTATCGTTGATACCAAATGATTTACCCATCCAGAAGTAGCCTGTTGGGATACGCTCATGATACCGAATCTCGACCAACCCATGTTTGGTGTTTAAGAAACCAATCGGCTCTCCCGGTACACCCTCTATATGCCCGAATACCCGTAAGATATCGGAGCTACCCGCATTAACTTGAATGCGTTGGGGAATAACATCAACAAAACCTGTCATACCTTCATATTTCTCAATATCGGCTTCACTCACCAGCACCACTTTGTCACCTGTTAACCCATGATGTGCCAGTTCCTTAGCCGCATTTTTCGCTGCTGTCAGGACATTAGATGAACTGATGGCACTATTGGTTCGGAAGAAATGAGTATGTGAGCTGTTAAACGAATACCCCATCCAATCCGGTGGAATGAAGTTTAGGTTTGTGCCTGTGCCAATTGCCCATCCAGGTGAATATCCTTGCCCGATACGAATTTCGCTTGTGCTCAACATACGAGTAATCACATCGTAATCGACTCGATCACGCCAACTATCCCGGATTTCATCAAGATCAAAGCGGATGTCTTCTATATTTGCCTCTCGTAGATAGCTCACTGACCATGCGGTGGCATCGTTGTACGGGGTGATGGCAAGCATATGTCCAATCGTATCCGAGCGAATTGGATCGGGGCTGTTAAACTCCGAACGAACCGGGGTCATACGACGGGTGCCATTAGCTTGACGGTATTTAGCGTACAAACTTCGGGTGAATGTGACAAGTCCACCATATTGTTGTTCCAGCTCTGTGTTGACTTCACCAATAGTCATTGCAGCAAGGGCAATGACCTCTTGCGGAGTCATGCCGTCGCGCATTTCAAAATTCAAGATATAAGAAGCATCCACCCCTGTTGGTAGAGCGATGTCCAAAAGTGCGGTCGGTCCTAAAACTGCCATCGTTAATTCTCCTTATCAACTGCGCCGACTAGCTACTGGTAGCCTCGGCAATATCTGGATTGACGAAGAAGACTTCGCTTTCCAGCGCACGTCCACAGCGTCGGGTGACTGTTCCAGCAGCATCTGCCATCAAACCATCTACCGTGCTAGTGGTATCTGCCAGATAGTAGTCAGTTGTTGGGTCAAGTGCTGTACCCGGCATTGCCACAGGGCCAAATACAACAGCTGTTACAGTTTCACCACTGGCAACAGCTCCGTCAGTCGCTTGCTTGCTACCCGCGACAATCAGCACAACAGTGCCTTCACTGGTTGCTGCTTCCGCGGCATCGGTTTCGTTCAGTTGACCGCTAGCATCAACATACGCCCAGCGACCACACTGACTAGCTTCCGCCATCACAAATTGGCGAGTGATTGATCCCAATAGAGGTCGTACTTTGCTTGCATCAATTGTTATTGTTGCCATCGTTAATTCTCCGTATGGTTATCTGTGCTACGATTTCATGCCGAACTTAGCTTTAAGGTTTTTACGCCCATCTTCGGTCTTGACCTGAGACTTAAAGTCCATGGTAGGTTGCTGACCACCTACAAATGCTGACGGTCCTGCCATCGCATCGCGGACTGCCTCAGCAACCACTTGGAAGCCATTGTCCCAAAGAGCTTGTGCAACTTCCTGCACGCGATTCACATTACGGTCGTCGCTCATCTGTGTGACAATTTGTGCTTGGAAGTTCTGACGAAGCGTATTCAAGCGGTTGGTATTGGTTTCACCAGCCACTTGCCAGTTGGTCAATTCAGCCACCTGGTCGGATACGGCACTCTCAAAGCGTTCTTGCTCCATCTCTTGGACATTGCGGTGATATTCTTCAATGCATGTCACGATATTGACACCATCCCCCAGAATCTGGGTTAGGCGTGTGACAGTTTCATTCATTTCACGGACAACAGCCACGATGTCGGCATCATCCGGCAAGAATGCACTGATCTCCGTCACGACATGTGCATGTTGACGCATCTCAGTCAGTTGTGTTTCTTGTGTAGTTACTTGCTGTTCCAGCTCCTGCACCCGCTGAGCATTCTCCGTTGCCTGCTCACGTTCAAGTGCGCGCCGTTCAATCTCTTGAATTAACTGTTGTGGAACATCATTCAACGTGATTGGTTCAGGCATATCGCCCTCCTCATCATCTTGTCGGTTTTCAAATTCACTGGTCACGTCAAAGTTACCTGCGAGTTCCAATGACGCTCTGGTTGGTGGTGCAAAGTCCAACGTCTCAAGCACAAAATCACGTAACCTACGAGTCCCGTCATCCAGCTCTTCGACGATTGCCTTCCCGAAGAACGACACACCGAGTTTCCCGCCTGTTGCTTTTAAACGGCGGATATACTCGCGTACTTTCCCCGGTGGGATATAAGCCTTTCCCCACAAGATTTCTCTAACACGCATCACACCAACCCAAAAGCCTGCGAGCGGGGTCGATGATGTATCGCTATGAGGAAAGGCACTATCAAGTTCGCCTATCGGCAAGTGCCCCATCAGTCCCTGAATCCCACCTTCGCGGAGTGCTGATTCAATCTCACTGACTAGATACTCGTCATAGATAACACCATTTTTTGATACTCGACCAACTTCGCTAATCTGCAATG